AGCCGACCGAGACCGGCCGCAAGAGCGTCGAGGCGATGGCCGGGTTTGGCATCCCGCAGGAGGATATCGCGCGGGTGATCGGGGTCGGGGTGCACACGTTAAAGGCGCACTACCGCGACGAGCTCGACCTCGGGCACGTAAAGGCGAACACGCGGGTCGCGCAGAACCTTTTCAGCATTGCCACCGGCAGCGGTGCTGGCGCGGTGACGGCAGCGATCTTCTGGTTGAAGGTGCGGGCCGGCTGGAGCGAATACGCGCCGGCGCCGGTTACGACGCCGCGGCCCGAGGCGCTGGGCAAAAAGGAGCAGGCGCAGGTCGCGTCCGAGGAAGCCGGGCGCGGCAACGAGTGGGGCCATCTGGTTCACTAGCCGATGATGTCGCCCTTTGCGCTGCCGGATTGGGAAGTTCGGTTGCGGCGAGGGCAGACGTTGATGCCGCCGCTGCCGTGGCTCGATAGCACCGAAGCCGGCCGCGCGGTGGCGATCTTCGACAAGCTGCGGCTGCCGGATGTGATCGGACGGCCGGCGCTTGCCGACGCCGCGGGCGACTGGTTCCGCAACATCGTGCGGGCGCTGATGGGCTCCGTCGAAGACGACGGCGAGCGCCAGGTGCGCGAGGTCTTCTGCCTGACGCCGAAAAAGCAGTCGAAGACAACCTACGGCGCGGCGCTGATGGTGACGGCGCTGTTGATGAACCGGCGCCCGCGGGCCGAGTTTCTGTTGATCGGGCCGACCAAGATCACCGCCGACCTGGCGTTCGACCAGGCGGCCGGGATGATCGAAGCCGACCCGGACGGGTTCCTGCAGAAGCGCATGTTTGTGCAGGAGCACCTGAAGACGATCACCGACCGGCGCACCAAGGCGCAACTGCTGATCAAGACCTTCGACGCCAAGGTGCTGACCGGGGTGAAGCCGGCGGGCGTCTTGCTCGACGAGCTGCACGAGATATCGAAAAGCGCGCGGGCGGCGCGGGTGATCGGGCAAATCCGTGGCGGCATGCTGCCGATCCCGGAATCGTTCCTGGTGTTCATCACGACGCAATCGGACGAGCGACCGGAGGGGGCATTTCTGGCCGAGCTGCAGATGGCGCGAGACATTCGCGACGGACGAGCCGCGGGCGCCATGCTGCCGATCCTCTACGAGTTCCCGCGCGATATCATGACGGGCAGCGGTTGGTCGGACCCGGCGAATTGGCCGATGGTGATGCCGAACCTCGGCCGCTCGGTGACGCTGGCGCGGCTCGAGGATGAGTTCGCCACCGCGAAGCTGAAGGGCAACGCCGAGCTGCGGCGCTGGGCCTCGCAGCACCTCAACGTCGAGGTTGGCCTGGCGCTGCGCTCCGACCGCTGGGCTGGCGCCGATTACTGGATGGGGCGGGTTGAGCCGGGGCTCTCGCTCGACCGGCTGCTCGACCGCTGCGAGGTGGTGGTGGTCGGCGTCGACGGCGGCGGCCTCGATGATCTGTTCGGGTTGACGGTGCTCGGCCGCGAGCGCCAGGAAAGCGACGTCGACGAGGGCGAGGGCGAGGGCGAGGTCCGGCGGGTGCATCGCTGGCTGTCGTGGTCGCACGCTTGGTGCCATGAGGGCGTGCTCGACCGGCGGATGTCGATCGCCGCCGTGCTGCAGGACTTCGCCGACGCCGGCGAGCTGACGATTGTCGACGATGAGCTCGCCGATCTCTCGGCGATTGTGGCGCACATCGAGGCAATCAAGGACCGCGGGCTCCTGGCCTGCGTCGCGGTCGACCCGGCCGGCATCGGTGAACTGGTAGACGAGCTCGCGGCGATCGACGTGACCTTGGAGAACGGCATGCTGATCGGCGTCGGGCAGGGCTACCGGCTGATGGGCGCGATCAAGACCGCCGAGCGGCGGCTGGTCAGCGGGGCCCTGGTGCATGCGCCCTCGTCGCTGATGGATTGGTGCGTCGGCAACGTGAAGATCGAGCCGACCGCGACCGCGATCCGCGCCACCAAGCAGAATGCCGGCGACGCCAAGATCGACCCCTGGGCGGCGCTGATCAACGCCGTCGACCGCATGTCGCTGAACCCGGCGGCGATCGCGCCCATCAACATCGAGACCCTGATCGCATGAGACACGCAATACTCGCGATTGCCGCGGTTCTATCGATGGCAGCGCCAGCCGTCGCGCAGCAAGCCTTTCGCACCGATGGTGCCGCCACGGTGACGCTGTCGGCGACGGGCACGACCAGTCGGGTCCAGATTCAGACTGCGGTGCCTGGCGCGCCGAATGCACGGCTGTACAATGCCGGCACGGTGCCGGTGTTTGTGAATTGCGGCGATGTGGCGGTGGTTGCCACCGTTGCCGCCGGGCTGCCGATTGCGCCGGGCACGGTGGAAGTGATCGGCTGCCAGAATACGCACATTGCCGGCATCACCGCGGGCACCGCCGCGACGCTCTATGCAACGGCTGGCCCGGGTCTCTGATCGCCGTGTGGTTCGAGCGAATGCCGTTCGCCGTGTGGCGCACAAGCCTTGCGGCGGTGACGGCGGTCATTGTCGCATTCGGCCTCGCGGGGCTGCTTGCCACCGCCGCCTGGCCGCGGATGCACGCCCCGTATCGCGGGCACCGCATCGTGCCGGCGACGGCGCCGCTGGACGGGTTCACCCAGCCTGATGCTGCGTACAGTCTGCGCCGGCTGAAATCCGCCTACACCGGGCCGGGCATCAAGCTGCGCCGCACCACCGGCGGCACCCAGGACATCGGCTACCTTGGTTTCACCGGCTTTACCGGCGCGCCGTTGGACACTGCGGCGGCAGCAGCCTTCTGCAATGCCCCGTGCTTCCTCGATACTTGGTACGACCAGAGCGGCAACGCCAGGAATGCTACCCAGGCGACGGTGGCGACCCAGCCGCAATATATCGCCGATTGCGGCGATGGCTTGCCGTGTTTGCGCAGCACTGGCGGGTCGCAGTTCGTCCAATCGGCCAGTTTCTCCTGGGCGGCGGGCAAGACGACACTAAGCGTGGTTGGTCGGCGCACTGCCGGGACGGCGGCCAGGTGCTACTTTGCCGGCAAGGGTCAGACGCTGTTTGGTCCGGCGACGGTGGCCAACACCTGGGTGGTGACGGACTTTGTCACCGAGTTCACCGTGGCGGGGGTGGCGGAAGGCGGCTGGCATGCCGGTATTGCGGTGGTAAACGGCGCGGGGTCGTTGACCAATGTTGATGGCACGGAAGCGGCTGGCGGCAATGTGGCCGGCACCGCGACGGGCGCTTTTTTGTTGGCTTACACCGATGCGGCGGGGGTGACGTGCGAGGCGCGGGAGGCGGTTGTCTGGGACAACTACGTGTTGACGACGGGCGAGCGGAGCGGGTTGGTCGGCAATCAGAAGAGCTTTTGGGGGGTGCCGTGAGGCGCCTGGTCCCGGTCTTGGCGGCCTTGTTGCTGGCATCTCCCGCCGCTGCCGATATGTACCAGGACGCATCGAACGCGAACCTCCCCGAGGCAAGGCTGAACCTGCACGCCCAGCCGAGCCTGGATGCGCGCGACTTTGGCATGAAGTGCGACGGTACTACGGACGATAAGGCGGCATTTCAGGCAGCGCTCGACGCGGCGCAGACGCGCGGTGCGGCGGTGACGATTTCGGCGCAGGGCAATGCGCCGAGCGTTTGCACCTTGGCCAGCGCGGTCGATGTGCGCCCCGGGGTTGGCATCTGGGCGCAGCCGGGGACAATCGCGCTGAAGCCGACGCCGGGGAACGCCGGCAGTCCAATGCTGCTGGGGTTGTACGTTAACAACCATGTCTATGGGTTGACGATAGACGGGGGCGGTAGCGACCACCCGAATGGTGCCAATGTCAGCCAAGCGTATAACAGCAACAATGTCGTCTTCGACACGGTAAAATTCCAAAACACCCGCGGCATTGCCTTTCTGGCCAGCACCGCCATCAAGAACAGCGGTGTGCGAAACAGCATCTTCGTCAACATCGGCAACCACTGGCGCACCACGCACGTCACCACCGACCGGCAACAGGCGGTGGCGTTCTGCTGCGGTGCCAGCGCCGACAGTTACGGCAATTTTGTCGTCAACAACAGTTTTACCGATATCGGGCTGGACCCCACTTCGGTCGGGGCGCAAAAGGATTTTATGTTCGCCGACAACAAGTGCGACATGGAGCAGGGGCAACTCGCCGTCTTTCCTGGCGGGCCGGCTTTTGGCGGGTGTTTTTATAGCGTGGACAGCGACACGGCGACGGTGATCGGCAATCGGATCGACGGCGCGGCTGGCAACGGTATCGACATCATGAACACCAAATACCTGGTCGTCGCGGGCAATCAGGTGACCCGCAGCGGCAATTGCGGCATCGGCGTTTTTGGCGCGACCAGTGCCACTGTCACTGGCAATATCAGCCGCAACAACGGGCAGTGGGCGACGGCGGACAGCATCGATGGCTCGGCCGGGATATGCCTCTCCAACTCGGCGAACGGCGGCCGCGTTAGCATCGCCGGCAATGTCGCGACGGACGACCAGGCGACCAAGACGCAGCTTTACGGGGTGCGGGTATCGGCCCCGAGCACGTTCCAAGACCTGCGGATCGGCCAGGACAATGCGCTGTCGGGTAATATCGCGGCGGCGCTAAAGGGGGCGGCGGCTTATGCCGGGCCCGGGCCGGTGACGGTGTCGGCGCTACCGGCCTGCACGGCGGCGCTAAAGCACAGCACGATGGCGGTATCGGATCAGAGCGGTGTGCCAACCTATCGCGGCGCCCTGACCGGCGGCGGCAGTTTGTCGGTGCTGGCGTACTGCAACGGGACGGCGTGGGAAGCGCATTGATGCCGCGCATCGTCGCTTAGGAACCATCGCATGCAGATCCGACAGAAACAGTCGGCGGCGCCGCCGCCCGCTGACGATCCGCTCGAGTTTGTTATGAGCGACGGCTCGGTGGATCGGATGGGCGACGTGCTCGAACCGGACGGGTGGCGGCTCGACGCCTTCCGGCGGAACCCGGTTGCCTTGTTCGGGCACGACGCGCGGTTCCCGATTGGCAAGTGGCGCGACGTTGGCGTGCGCAAAGGCCAGCTAACGGGCTGGCTCGAGCTGCTCGACCCCGTGACAGACCGGTTGCGCGAGATCCATGCCGCGGTGAAGGCGGGCGTGCTGCGTGCGGTCAGCGTCGGGTTTCACTCGGACAAATTCGAGCCGCTGAAGACGGGCGGCACCCGGTTTCTC